TCGAAGGCTTTAACCTCTTGCTCTATTTCATACGCAGCAGATCCAGGCCCGTACATCTTATCATATAACTCAGGGTTAAACTTTTTCATGTCGGTCTTATTCATACCTCCACCTCTGCTGCTTCCACCACCACCAGATGATTTCTTCTTAGTAGGTTCATTACCTGCTGCTATATCAGCAACTCCGGCTTCTTCTTTTACTGCCTTCATTCCTGCCTTCAAGTTGTTGTAAGATGGTAAAGATGTTCCTCTATAGTTTAGGAATAATTGAGTCGCAGTAAACATAACGCTTAATGCTAGTACTTTTAGTTCCTCATCTTCTGTTAATTCTTCTACACCTTTATTTTGAACCTTATCAATTATGGTTTTGAATTCATTAACTGCACCCATTCCATCTAGAATTAAATTACTAAGCACCACAAACTGAGGAATGTATTTTATTATTGCTGAATTTACTTTATCAGCGGTACCATATCCACTTAACTTCTGAGTAGGAAGAGGATCTACATAGACACTACCCTTTAGCATCTTTTTAATTGTAGCCTTTGTTTCCTCATTGTCAGTAAGCATCATTCCAAGTGTACCAAGTAATTGTAGAATTGCTCTACCACCGCCTGCATACTTGCTTGCTGCTAATGCTGCTGCGTTTGCTGCGGTCTCCTCAATAAATCCTTTAGTAGTCATCAACTCTTCCAATAACTTTTCTCCTCTCTCTTCCTCTTCATCATCTCCAAAAAGAATCAATCTAGAAGCGTACACTACTGATGACAAGAATCCGTAAGCAGCCACGTTCAAAGCAATACCAAGAGGCTTCTGCAATTTGCTTAATGAATCTACTGTATCACCCTTCTTCAATACTTCTAACGCTTCCCTAAATCCATTAAAGAATTCAGTTATTTCTCGGTAAGGATAGTTACTAAAGAAGCCAAGTATCTGACCAGACACTGTATCTCTACCAACAGTTTTGCCAGGGAAAATTATAATGTCTCTTCTCTGACCAGCCTTTGTAGTTGGACCAATAATCTTTTCAGTCTGTGCATCAGCAACAGCAGAAGCATCCTTAATAGCCTTACCATACTTCTCTCTGTATGCTTCGCTATCATTGAACTTCTTCATGTCAAACTTCTCACCTGTGATATTCTGAAACTCATTAGTGAATGTTGGCATCCATGAGGTAACCATCATCGTTCTTTCTGGAAGACCAGATAGGAAGTTGGTCCACTTCATAAACATACCCTGTGGTTCTATCCTACCATCATTGATATCAATTGCATTGTTGATATTCTGTCTCAATCTTAGAGGGCTATTAGTAAACTCAAGTAGATTTTTCATATCTCCCTGACTACCAAACAAGTTCTTATATCCAGATAATGTTCTTGCTCTAAGACCAAATGATAGTAGGGTAGATGTAAATTCTACTCCTGCTCTGATAGGATCAAACAATGTCATTGCAGCTCTAGCCTGAACCAATCTCTTCAATATGTTCTGACTAGCGGTATCACTGAACTCATAAGCCAATGCATCAGATAGCGTATAAGATATAGCCTTAACTAGCGGATCTTTATCTCCAGCAAGTTCTTTCTTAGCAGATGCCAACACGTTGTTGATATCCTTTAATGCCTTGGATAAGAAGTAATCTCTACCAGTCTGCTCAAGTCCTTTGATGAATAACTTCTCAAAGTTTGTATTGATTGCACCTACTGCTTCACTAACTCTTTCCTTACCGGTACCAGCCTTGATTCGTACCATTCCATTGTCACCAGATGTACTTGGTGCAATTTGAGGAGCTGAACTTCCGTACCTTGATCTAAGCATGTGGAAAGGAATCTCCTTGAATGGATTACCATTCATCTCATTAGCGGCCTTCTGCTTTGATGTTGAATTTTTCTTCTTCCACTCCATTACCTCATCAAAGAATCCCTTCTCATTTTCAGTAAAGAACTTACCATCATTAGCCATGTAGCTATCGTACACCGCCTTTGGATCTACATTACCATCCTTGTCCTTAGGTAGACTCTTATATACCTCTTCAATAATCTTTAACTCTTCAGGAGAGTAGTCATCTCTCATGGTTTCACTAGCCAAGATTTCCTTGAACCAATCACGCTTTCCGATATTATCAACACCCTTATTATTAGGATCAAACTGAGCCATATACTCCTGTAGATATGTGGTTAGCATACCTATTTTAGTCATTTGCTTAGTACTTTTTATTAACTTAGAATCATCAATCTTATACTTTTTCTTAAGCTTTAAGAAATCATTGTATCCATCTCTTAAGAACTTCTCATAAGAACCAATTGCTCTATTGAATGGAGATATAATAAACTTTTGTAATGGCCCTGATGTGGCTCTGCCTAACCCAAGAAGCCCCTCCCAGAATGAACTTTCAAACTGAGCCATCTTCTTTCTTAGTTCTGCTGAACCAAGGCTTAACTTAGATCCTTTTAGTTGCTTACCAACAGCAACACCCTCTTTATTTTTAGATGCTTTAGATACGATGTTTCCAAATCTAAATACATCTATCTCTCCATTGCTAATGTTTTCTAGTAAGTCATTTAAAATGAATAGTTCCTCAGGGGATAGACTCTCAAGGTCAGCATCGCTAAGTTCTAGGTACTCCTTGATTAAATCATTCTCTTCCTTGGTGAATTCAGGATTAGTCTTTGGTCGCTGCGTCTTTATCTCAGATATTAAATCGCTCTTTATCTTTTTGATTTGTTCTGCAAACTTCTTCTCAATAGTAGCCTGGTTCTTTCCAGCTCCATCAATTAAATCCTCATACTCTTCCTGGGTAATAACTTCGTTCTGTAGTAACTGGTATGCCTTTCTCTTGAATGAATTGATATCTTTTATTAATTCAATATAATCCTCTACACTTTCAACTTTATTGGATAGTATACTATTGAACTTATCCATAAGACCATCCTTTGTCTTAACTGCATCGAATTGGTCGGCAACCTGATAAGATTCAATTTCAGAAAGCATCTCATTCATTTTGGAATAAGAAGGAGTTCTATTATTCAAGAAGTCAAGTGCCTCCTTATATTCCTGTATTTTATCTAGTGGTATAAGTTCTGGGTTAATAGATGTGAATCTATCAACAAGATTACTCATTGATGTATGTTTCCTTGATTTAGCCTGCTTCTGTAGTTTTCTTAACTCAGCCATGTCAGCAGCATAGTTGGCATTATCAAATACCTTCTCGATGTATGCAAGCAACCTATCTACCATGATGGGATTATCAAGATTGACTTTGCTAATTCTATTTACTAAAGCCCTAGCTTGTGCAGCAGTAATGGTACCCTTCTTTCTAGCAGCAATAATCTTAGCAGCCAATGCTTTTCGCTTGGTATTAAGATCTCCCTTGGCTTCTCTTGCTGCTCTTGCTTCAAGCTTTATCTGGTCCTTCAATGCTGCCATCTCATCGACAGTAACCTCCTTCTTCTTTGGCTTACCTACTACCTTCTCAGCACTAGGAGCACGCTTCTCACGCTTCTTAAACTCCTTGTTCACATTGCGTTCCATAGCCTCACGCTGTACGTCAGTAGCATTCTCGTATACCTTCGTACCACGTAGGTAGTTGATGGCATTCTGCATTGTATCTTCCTCAGATACACCACGTCTACGTGACTTGGCGACTACACCATCTTTCCCAAACATGTTATTGAGAACTCTGTCATACCCAGGAGCAAACTCCTCAGTCACCTCAACCTTCTTGGCAGCAGGCTCAGCCTTAGCCATTGCAGTATCGATAGCCTTATCAGTCAGACCCTTACGCTGTAAGAATAATATGATAGCCTCCTCAGAGAAACCCTGAGCCCTTGCATCATTGATTAATTTATTTATTCTGTCCTGATCATCTAGTTGAGACTTTGAAACTCTGAACTCATTCTTCATTTCATCAGCCTGAAATATAAAGTCAAATGAGTCAATCATGATTTGATCATCTCTGTCTATATTCTCAGTGTCAGAAAGTAGGATATTTCTTTTTTGACTTTTGGTCAATTTATTTCTGTACTCTACATTTCTTGCCTCAACCTCTCCTGCTACTCGATAGTAAAGATTAAATGCTTCGGCAGGATTCTTCTTAGACAATTCATCAATAAGATTCTGAGCAGATGGGATTCCTCTCTTTGCATATTCGCTGAGATTTTTTATCATCTCAGTGGCTTTTGCCTTCTCTTCCTTAGTGCCTTTTTCAAATGTTAATTCTTTAACTATATCGTATTGGCTTTTAGCAAAGTCTAGAAGTTCTTTTGCTTCCTTAACTACCTCTTGATTGTCTGAATAAAATAATCTTGCTGAATCATATATACTCTCTCTCTTCTTGACTAACTTTTCAAAGTAGTCAACAATTTTTTTCATCTTGAATTCTGCCTGTACAACACTTGACCCTCCTTGAAATATCTCTTTTACTTGTATCCAGTGCTGGATTTCATGAAGCATAGTCAGCTCAGCAGCCGCTCTATCATTCTTATATTTTGATCTGTTTATTATAATTGCCCCTGTGTCTGGACTAAAATTACCAAACTCTTTTTCTGGCAACAATTTAAACTCAACCTCTATGTTCCTTGCTTCAGGATATGCCTTATACAATTCAGGGGCATCAAATATATCTGACAGTTTAGAAGGAGAACTGATATCAATATTCTCTTTGAACTTACCATCTGGTATTTCATATCTCCACTTACCATCAGATCCCAACTCCCATCCAGTAATGAGTTTAGTTCTTTGTGGTAGCAATCCTTCTCTAGATAGAATTTTAGCAACACCTAAATCATGTCTTACTACAGCTTCAAGTTGAGCATTCTCTCCAATTATCTGAGACTTAGATACCCTTTTAGATTTTGGCGTAGCTTCATCCTGAGTTCTGCTTACAAAGTCTCTCTTCGCCATTTGTTCAGCGGCACCTTCTCTAGGGATAAACCCTTCTCCTTTGGCAACTTTAGTAGGCACATTTGGTGTGGCCTCTGTAAGTAACCCTCTTTGTTTTAAATACTTATCCTTAAATTCAGTCTTAGCTGGAACAGTTAGATTGGTATATGATCTTTTATCTAAAGGAATTGATCTAGCCTCTGCCTTATAAAACTTATCATCCTTATAAATCTCTCTTACCAAAGCATCTCTTTCTTCTTTTGATAAAGAAATTTCTGTGTCAGGCTTAGCATATTCAGAAAAGTTTTCTTGAACATCGTATAGGCCATCAAGTCTAAAATGATTTGTTCCAGGAAGTTTTGCATTAAACAATGGATGTACTATACCACTTCCTTGTATGTCATTTATTAAAGTCTCTCTCTGTTCTTTTGGAAGTACATCTAATTCAAATCCACCAACCACATACCCTCCAGTATTATTTAGAATTAAATCATCTGTCAAGAATGTATTGTCTCCGTACTCCTTAAGGAAATCATATATGTTGTACCCAACATTGTTAAGTGCAATCTTACTATAGTTAGTAGACTTGTTTGTTCTTATATTTTTATTCTCAAGGATTATACCTTTACCAAGTTCCTTTCTTATTGTAAAAGTAGTGTCATTAAGAAACTCTTTAACGGCCTCTTCTAAATTGGTATTCTCATCTATGCTATCAATCAAGTCAAATAATCTCTTCTCTGATCCTCTCTTCAAAGCAGCCTGATCATTCTTCAATTCATTTTGAATAGCCTTAGAGCCTTTTATAAAACTCTTAATGGCATCCTTAGTTTTTGCTAACTCTTCCTTAGAAGATGCGGCTATTTCTTTTAGCCCTCTGATAATGTACTTAGCACCATAAGAGTTATTGATAGTAGTATGTGGAGGCTGAATCATTACTAGCACAAGAGTCTTCCCTGTACCATATGCTTTCTCAGCTGCTGTATAAGTTCCTCTTACTGTGCCAGTACTAACACTTGCAAATCCAATACCATCATCAACATTCTTTTTGTTTGAAGCAAACCCAAAACCACCAAGGATTGGGTCTCCATTCCTATCTACACCATACCCAGTGGCATCACTTGTAATGATTAATACTCTGCCTTCATACTGTCTAACTAATTCAGTCAAAGTCTTTATAGGTAAGTCTGCTATTGTTAGGATATCTATTCCAGATGGGAATTTATAATCACCTATATCAACCTGAGATTTAAACTTCTTACCAACAAATTCTTGAGGATTACTTACAGGTATTGCTACACCTGAAGAGTATGGCTCTTGACTATTTAGTTGCTGTATCTCACTGCCCTCTCTGATAGCACCAGAGATAGTATTGAAGAAGTCAACTACGTCCTTGGTATTCTTAGTATCCTCAAATGGTTTGAACTTGCCACCTGTAATCTTAGACACAAACTCATTAATCAACGCAGCAACTTTCTGCATTGTACTTACAGATACGCTTGTCTCCTGCTGCTCTAACATACCAGTTAACTCAGCCAAGAACTCCTCATGGTTTACATCTAGTAGTTGTCCTGTAACAGGGTCAACATACTTAGCAGCAAAATCATTTAGTTTCTTATTTGCATCACCCTTAAGTACCTTGGATAGTCTTGTTCTAAAGTCATTGAATAAGTTTACGTTCTCTCCAAATGTCTTAAATAGTATACCATGAGCAACCTCATGAGCTACTGTTCTAGAGTTAGCTCTGGATAGATTTATGTCAATCCTTCCTGTTGTCTTACCATCAGGAGTAGTATCATAAGAGAAGTTGCCTCTAGTTCCAGATGCTCCATCCATGTCTGCCATTGCAGCATTATAACTACCCTCATCATCATGGATTACAATATCAATATCAGGGAATACAGACTTCAATGTTTTGATAGCCTTCTTCGCTGTATCGATAATCTTTACCCTTGTATCAACAGACTCCTTCTCTTCTTGTGTTGTGGCCTGCTGAGATTTTGACTTAGTTCTATTTCTTAACTCCTCTACATCAGCATCATTTGATATTGATATACCAGCAGATACGGTAGGAGCAGTCTCTTGCTCTGCAAATAGTTGCTCAAGTCTTGATACTTCTCCTTCTACATCTACCTCCTGAGTAGGTTGTTCTAATGCTGCTAGTTCCGCATCATACTTGGCATTTATAAACTCTCCTACAGTTTGATCGCTACCTACTTCATAAACTTCATTAAGACCTTCTTCATCGTAAGTGCTCAGTTCCTCTTGTCTTCTTCTCTCAATGTCATTTATTTTTTCTTGACCTTCTTGGGTAACGCCTTGAGGTTCTGCTTGGGGTTCTCCTTGCGCCACTTCTTGGCCAACTCTGGTTCCTGGCTGTACAGGTACTTCACCTGCTGCTTGCTTTTGAACGGCATCTTCTGATAGTTTAGTAAGTTGTTGATTTATTTCATTTACTCTATTTCTTTGAGGTACAGTAAGTGCCTCATCTTTTCCTTCAATTTGTTTTTGTAAGTCACGCTTCTCCTTAAGCAAGTTCATCGCCTCCTTCTTACCTCTCATGTCAAGGTTATCAGGCAATGAGTTAAATAAACTTACAGAGTTTTCATAATTGTCAAGTATGTCCTTACCCTCAGCAGCAGTAATCTCACCGTTATTAATTCTAGACTTAAGCCTAGCAACGAATCCCTTCTGAATGTTTGAGTCGTTAGCCATCTTTTCGAACATAGCAAACTGAGCATCATCCATTCCTAAGAATCCCTTGCCTCTGTAGGCGGCAGATACAGAACCCGGTACAGCAAGTACTCCTGCTCCAATACCTTCCTGTAGACCAGCCTTACCTACTTGCTCAATAAATTGTACCACAGAGTCAGGAGTATCAAACATCTCCTTCTCCTTAGCCATATTGTAAATTTCTTTGGCAGTGATATCAGCAACTTCTTGTAATGCGCCTGTTTCAACTTCTGCTAAAACACCAGCCCCTAAAGTTAAAGCTCCTCTGCCTATAGCGCTATCAATCTCATTCTTAATTACTTCTCCAAATGTCTTGTAACTAGCACCTGTCCCAACCTTTCCTAATGCCTTAAGCACTAATCCATTCAAGAAACCTTTTTGCTTTAATAAGTTACTTAGACCAACACTTTCAAGTATACCTACAGCTACTGCAATTGGAGCCTTAACTAGTAACTTCTCATTCTCTGACACATCTGCAAATGCAGGATCATTAGCCATCTCATCATCCAGTCCTGCCAATACCTGAGAACTCATCAATACTGTACGTGCGATTGGTCCACCAGCCATAGCCGGTATAGATGTCAATGCACCAAGCAATGCGCCTCCAACAAATGTCTCTTCAATTGACCTGTAATACTCAGGAGAAACCCCTGATGATTCCATAGCCATCTTAGAAGTCTTATCTATAGATCCTATTATATCACCCTTTACAGTCTTCTTTGCTACATCTCGTACCCTATTCTCTATATTAGCTAGAGTGGTTTCGTCTAGTCTGTTAGCCAATGATATAAAGTCTTCACCTTCAGATACATCTATACCTTCCTTCTTAGCCTGCTCTATGAAGTTTTTCTCGTAATCATCCTGACTCATTATAGCCTGAGTTGGTATTACCTCTCCCAAGAAATCAATAGCTACCCCGGTAAAACCTTTAGCCATTTGATAGATTGACTTATTAGCAACGGCATTTAAGGCAGCACCATACCATGTACCTTGCTGAGCTTTCATCTCAGTGTACTTGCCTATGGATCTGTTTAATTGCTGACCCCTCTTTGACAAATCCTGAGCATCCTTTATAAAGGATTGGAATTCACCACTGAACTGGTCTGCTCTTGATATGAAGTCATCTACTCTAGCAATGTACTCCGGAGTGTTTCTTTGCTGTACAGGAACACTTTCTAGTTGTGCTTTCTCTGCATCTAGTTTATTCTGAGTCTTAACGAACTCAGAGTTTCTTGCCAAGATTTTTGTCTCTTCTGCATTGATGCTTGCCAGAGAATCATCAAGTTCCTTCTGAGATACAATCTTTTTATTAGCGTCTGTGTACTGCTTCTGTAAAGTGGATAAGTTCTTTACAGCGGTGGTGCCCTTTCTTAAAAATGCGTTTAGTTTATTGGCTTCTACTTCTCTATCAGCAGGGTCAATTATATCCAAAGATATTTCAATAGACTCTCCTGATGGAGATGTGGCTTTCATAAAATCACCAACACCAGTTTCTTCAAACTTAAATCCTAGTGGACCGAACTGATACTTAAGTTGTGGTACAACATTCTCTTCAGTCTTACCTATAAGTTCTGGTTTAACAGCAGATAACTGCTCCTCTACAAACTTAGGAAGTGGTGCTGTCTTTTGTGCAGGCAATGGCTTGCCAGGCTGGAACTGGAACTCAGTACGTGCAGGTAGTTTCTGCTCAGGTAACTTTACCTCAGGTTGCTTTTGTGCAAATGCAGGAGTCTCCTGTACAACCTGACCAGTACGTGGGTCAAAGTTTGTAAGCCCCGAACCACCATCCACAAATGGTGATACCGTATCTTTTTTTTTTACTGGTTCAACTGGCTCCGATGCCACTAGCTTTTCAGCCATAGGGCTAATCAGTTGGTTGAAATCATTTACGCTGCCAGAGTATCCATCATTCTTAAAAAGATTATATGAATAATCAAGAGCTTGTTTGTCTGAACTTATAAGTTGTTTGTATTGATCAAGTGTTCCGGTATACCCATCTTTCTTGAATAGTTCATACGAATAATTTAAAGCCTGTTCGTTCATTTTTAAGGATTAAATCGTGAAGCCCCTCCTGTCTGTTGTCCTGTCATCAAAGATACACCAATAATTGTTGGGTCTTTAGAGATTGAATAATTTGTTACTCGATTAATTAAGTCATCTAGATATCTTTCTCTTTGCTTAAAAAAATCAGTTCCTTTATTTCGTGCATCTGTTTTCGACAAGTCATAAGAACCAATTAGAACATCATCATTATCAGTAACTGTTACCACATCATCTACTGATGATACTTTAAACTTACCTATTAATGCTGGATCAGAACTCAAAAGATTTTGAAGGTTTTCAACTGTTACGTCTCCAGTACCAGTGAATATATAGTTATCTCTTTTCGGTTTAACTTGTTTTAATTTGGTCTTAAATTGATTAACACTTTCTGAATAGTTACCACCAGCAGATGGTGCTTCAGACTTTACTACGTCAGGCTGTGGCTTATTGAATGGGTCCTCCTTAAGTTTTATATCAAGTCTGCTCTCAATCTTACGTCTCATATAATCTCTAGCAGCCTGCTCTTGCTCCGCTGTTAGCCTTGGCGTATAAAAGTTTGTCTTAGGGTCAAACACATACTCAATCACATTGCCTTCCTTGCCTGATATATTTGACACGTATGACTTACCATTCTTGTCCTTAACAAGGTCGTTAGTAAGTACAGATGTGATATTAAATGGATTAGAGAAGAATGAATTAATCTCTTCATTAAGAGCCTCCTCGTATCCAGGTCTCTTCCTTACATCATCAATCGTTACAACCTTACCCTGTAGTCTGTTCAGACTTTGTATAGTAGATTCAGTAAACCCACCAAAGCTTTTACTTGCAGCCTCAGCCGCACCATTAGAATCAAAGTAATCAACCTTGGTATTCTGAATCTTCTTTAGGAATCCAGATGGAGCAATCTGCTTACCAACCTTCATTACACCCTTGTTTTCAGGATCAGGCTCCATGATACCAATATTAACCATAAAGTTATTTGGATCAATCATAGCCTTTGATTTAGAGAAGTCACCAAACTGCTCAGTATAAGCCATCAAGTCCATCTCAAACGCTTGAGATTTATTAGCAGGGTCATTACTTATCATCCTGTCTCTCTTCTCTTTGAATGCAGTTTGAAAGTTTTTAATCACACTAAACAACTCATCAGTACCATCGTTTAGGTTCTGACGCATTATGGTATAGTCCTTTAATTTAAGAGCACCAGACTTTAGTAGTCTATCCTGTAACAGGATAGCCTGTCTTGCATTGTCCGCATAATCAAGAGTCCAAGTATTTAGATTAGTATGGTCTCCAGTAGGTGCCTCAGACAAACTCTTTAGGTTCTCTCTAGTGACCTTATCAATAGCAGTTCTTTTATCCTCACGGATTTTCATCTGCTCTTGAAGCATGTCGGTAAGGCCCTTACCAATCTCTGCCCAGTTTACAAAACTGTCAGCTTCTCTTTCTGCAAATTTATAGTATGTAGCCATTCCTTAATTTCCAAATGGGTTTGTATTAAATCCTAAAGAAGGATTTGAAAATGCATTTAAAGAACTTGACAAATTTCTTTTAGGTGCTAAAATGTCCATACCCGGGTCATATCCTCTTGAGAATACATCTCCTGATATTGACTTAATTATGTTCGGGCTTTTAATTAAATAATCTTTAGCATTTAACGCATCCATTGACCCTATCTTATTGGCGATATCTCTATTACCTGTTAGTTTTGATATGACCATATTAAACGGCAAAGGCTGATTTGTAGTAGGATCTAGAAATTGTTTGTTTAATGTTTTATCTGCTGCGGCTTTCTCGTACTGCTTAAGCAAATTATCATATTGCTTAACGCCCTCGCTAGATTTATATAACTCACTTGCTTCTAGGTATTGCTGACCTGCTGATTCAAGCCCTGTAAATATTCCTTTAACAGCAGCAGCACTCTGAGCACCAGCCTGAGCAGCAGCTTGTTGAGCTCCTTCTGCTTCAGCCAAACTTAGAGTAGCTCTAGCTCTAGATAGGTTAGCTTCTTCCTCAGCAGTTGCAGCTTCAAGACCCATTAGTTGCTGACCTATATCTCCAGCTATCTCTCTCTGAGCGTCTGTTTGTCCTCTATACACCTGTGAGGCTATTACAGCCGCCCCTCTCTCACTCTCTGCACCAGCACGAGTTAACTCTGATCCTGCACCTCTAGCTTCCTCAATCTGACGCTCCATTGCTTCTCTTGGTAGGCTGAGCCCTGCAATTCTATTTGCACTCAACTCATTCATCGCCTTATTAAATGCGTCTTCAGCAGTTCTTGATGCTTTTCTAGCTGCTTGACCTGCGCTTACAGCCTGTCCAGCAGATGCTCCTGCACTTGCTATTGCTGTTGATATACCTATTATGGCTGCTGTTTCTAGTCCCATGTTATAATATTTTTATTAACTCTGTTGAATTTGTACATCCCTTGACATACCCACTATTAATGAAGCTATCAATCAAATGTTTATTGTTATTGTTTGAGAACACATACTTAGCCCCTTTACTTTTGCAAACCTGAGTAAGGGTGTAAATCAATAAATCTATACACTCCTTTCTTGCTGGCTTCTTTCTATAGGTCTTGCTAGATACTATCCACTCAACCCAAGCAACCTTTGCATTCATGGTATACATAAACCCAGCACATACTGGTTCATCACCATCAAACACAATCAATCCACTAGTACCATCATCAGGTAAGAAGTCTCTACTAGGTGCGTCCAATCCCCAATCCTTCCACCATCCCACTAGGATGTCATCGTAGTCATTTGCATTTAGTTGCCTTACTAATATTCCCATAAATTTAAGGATAACTTTTCATTACTTCAGACTCAACTGCAAATAGCTCAACCTTAGTCGTACTATTGTTCTCCAATGTGAATACGCAATAGTGTCCTAGCACACCATGAGACTCCGCTACGGACCCCTTAATATACATAAAGAATGGGTTAGTTATACCCGGCACACTACCACCTGCTATTGATGCATTCACTACTATCCTGTTATTACCTGTTGGATAGTCAACTACAATACTTGTAATCTGACCACATAACACAGGGGTACTATAACTAGGAGGTAGGCTATAATACAAGTAATCCCCAACACTCACAATGCTACCAATCTCAGTTAGGTCAGGTGATATAGGAAACGATACGTTCAATGCTGATGCAGCACCAGTCACGTTCTGACTTAGCCCAATACCATTCACTGATCTAAGCGCATACTCTGATGGCTGCGCTGGCACCGTTCCAGCGTTTCTGACGAACGCAAACCATGATGCCTCCTTCTTCTCATACCATGCTGATTCGATGAAGCCAGAGGTCTGTATATCGGTCTCAGCTAGTGTTGCCCAACTATGATTACCCTCAAGATTTATGGTCTTGAATATCTTATTCTCAAGAGGAGATGTGTTAAACACACTCTGTATTCTAGACGTGTACTGAGTACCATAGAAATTGTTTCTGGTCTCATTCACATTGTGACGATACAAGTTTCCCCCCTTGAAAGTATAGAAGTAGTTGTTCATCCCGACCATGTAGTCAGGAATGAAGGAGTAGAATGAAGGCCACCCCTGTGATGATTCGCTATATGATAGTGTGTAGTTTGCCATAGTTTAACAAGGTCCTCCCCAAGTTGAAATTACCCCAACTCCATCGATTAATAATGTCTCTCCTGAAGCAGGAGCTGATACAGTCTTATAGTGTGTATTGTTACCATTCAATGGTGTAGTAAGCCCTACGTTTGTGTATAGAACCTTACCTGCAAGAAACACATCATATAGTGATGGTTCTGTTCCAGTGATGTACACTGTCAAAGGTGTACCAGTTCCTGCACAAGCAGCAGATGAACTACCCCATCCGTAAGTATTTGGATTTGTAGTCACATCAAAATATACTGTGAATGTATTAGATGAACAATTACCAAATGCAATAATTACACCATTGGAATCTACTTGAAACCAATTGTTTGCGCCAGCAGCAGTGGTCTTATAGTATCCTGCACTAAGTTTAGATTGACCATTAGCATCACTAAATACTAAGTCGTATAACCCAAGTACACCAGCACCTCCATTAACATAAGCCACGTAATAAGTTTGATCAATAGTGTCAGCACATGCTGTAGCACTTCCTGCATTTACTGTGCTAGAAGCGAATGATGGCAATGCCGCTGGACATGATACTGATACACTGAACGAAGTACTTACGCATGGTCCAATAAAACTTAAGTTTAATATTGATGGGCTTGCAGCAGTCTTTGGTATAACCATTATTGTACTTCCAGGTGCAGATGCAGTTAATTCTGTCTGACCTGAAGTTATAGTAACAACCTCTGTAGTACCAAGAGAAACAAAAATAGATCCATCATACTGGAATTCATTTAAAGTAAATGGTGAGTTTGCGACTATCCCACAATCAGAACCTGTAGATCCAATGTATGTGGCTATTCCTGCTGTACCTTGTAACCATCCGTAGTTAGGAGAAGATACCCCATTATAAATAGTGCTATTGTATACTGCTACTATTCCCTTTGGAACAGATAGCGCATCAAACTCAATTACTACCGCTCCAGTATTTGTACCTAATTCAGTATTCAAGTAGTATATACCCTGTCCACCATTAGCAGTTATTGTAGTACCTCCACATGGAATTGAACAAGCAAGACAATTTTGCTGAGGCAATAACACTCCTGATACTTGCTCCCTAACAATAGCACCATCAGAATAAAATCCATTTGCAGCAACTGTAGTTAGAGCAGCATTTGAATATACCACGGTAGCACTGCTAAGTGATGGGGCATCTAAATAATATGTTCCTGATGTTGCCATATTAAGTTGGTTCTTCGCAGCCGCAGCATGCGTCTTGAGTAGTTGTATTAGAGTAGCAAAGATTTACAGACAATGAATTTCTATAATCCCAAATTAGATAAAGATAATTTCCACTGATAGGCACACTGAAAGTTCCTGAATAAAATCCTGAACTTCCTGTTATCGGACTAACAACCGTAGATGCTGCTAGTAATCCTGAAATGCCAACAGAAGTATTTGGATATAAGGTATTGCTACGCAAATATCTAAACTTATCTTGACCTAAAACAAAATCAAATGTATCTGGAACAATCTTATTCGATATAATCTGTAAGTTTGAACCATTTGTTGGTATCCCTCCAAACCCTTGAGGACCAGATATTATTTCATACTGAGAAACCACAGGACTTGAATCATCTACAGCAAAGGTAACAAAAGTAGATTGCAATGGTGATACATAAGTTCCATCAGTATATCTGTACTCATTATGTATAAACTTGCCTGCATCCACCACGCTAGTCAATGTAACTTTTACAATAGTTAAAGTCTCCTGAATAGGACAGTTAGGAACAACAGTAATCTCAAGTGGACCACTAGCAACAATAGTTATAGTCGCTACATTTACATTGTTCTTATCCTTTTCAAATTGTAAACTTCCAGATGTAGATACAAGTCCAGATGTTACAACATTACCATCGTAAGTTACAGATATGGTAAAGTTAGATGAAGATCCAGCAGGGACACTATAGTTGATATTTGTTACACCAACAGGTTGACCAAGGTCAACGCAGTAAGAAAACGTGTTTCCAGTTGGTATAGTAAATGTCTGAGATACTCCGCAAGCTATGCAATCAATTGGTATAGGTAACTCCTCAGAGTTCGTAGTCAAAACGTATTCATTTAGATACGGATCATAGCCACCTAGTTTCTGAGTATTAAATGATTCAATAAACTCATCTCTAAACCAAGTCCTCATTCCAAACTCTGATATCACTATCAACTGGTCCCCCTTTAGATTAAGCACAGCACCACGCTTTACATCTGTAAAGAACTTGTCAGGTCCCCACTGCACATAACTCTCTGGGTGGAAGCTAATTCCATACTCTTCTGTTCTAGCAATCTGAGTACCAAGTATCTGTGGTATTGAAGCGATTGTACCCCCACCAGAAGAATCTGAAATCAAGTTCTTACTAGCAAGCACATAAGATATCTTATCCTCCTGTAGTACAAGCACATTAGTCTCACTACTATCTAGAATGTAGATAGGGCCAAATGCCACCTCAAGGTACTTATAGTTAAGTAGACCAAGGTTAAACTCATTTAACTTATTAACATTGGACTCAAAGTTATAGACACCACTATAGGTGATATCAGCAAACCTTCTAACTCTCTGGTAGTCTTGAGCAGCGACTGCTGTAACTCTATTACCAAGAGATAGTGTCCTACCAATGATTGAGTCAAGAATCTTATAACTCTCCGCTCCGTTACCAAATGTAAAGCAGTTAAAGAATTTGGTATCAATTATAGCTGGTACAGAAGATGTTTGATTCTGTATGTTTCCTGTATGAAACCCATTTACAATAGGTAGAGATAACTCATTCTCAAAGAAAATATCTGGAGATGCATCTATTGGCTCAGTCTCAAATATGATTATATTATCAGCTCTAAATACATCAATAGTAGCAATTATACTAGATCTCCTTCCTTCTCTATAGAACTCACCATTACATCTAACTGTTCCAGACATAACTAGTGTCAACTCATTAGTCACTGTGTTTCTAGCGAATCGATACTTATTAGTACATGTTAAAGGAGTTGAAATAGCACTTGTTGCTGGTCCTGTAGTATAATTATAAACCCCTAATTCAGTTCCAAGATACTCATTCTCAATCTCACATCCAGTTCCACCTACATCTTGAATACCTTGATCAAGAATAATCTGAACATTGTCTCCATTAAACCATTCCAACATGTTGTCATAGTTTGCGGATGCAATCATGGTCTTCTCTAGGGTATATATCCTAGTTTCACAAGACCCATTACCTTTGCCAACACCAAGTCTTTGGAACTTAAGGTTTATCTGTATTCTACTACCAGCAGGAACAGTATAATCCTCATACTCCCATGTAGGGTTAGAAGGATCATACCCAGCCTCCTTTTTTATGTTCATTGGGTAGGCTAACTTAGGGTATCCTCCCTGTATATTTTGATCTACCTCAATTGTTCCAGCTGATACAATAGAATTGTAATCAGTTACAGTAGAAAAGTTATTTGGATTAATCTTTATGTATACTCCAGCCGGAACAGCTATATCCACAGTTGGATCAGTAGGGCTTGGTATCTCAACAAATCCTGCTACCTGAGACTCTTTCTCAAGCACAGTAGCATACACACATCTGTTAGTAGCACCATTAGTATCTGCCTTCACAATTAGTCGATCACCCTGCTGAACCTTCCTAGCATTCTCACCTTCAAGCAAGAAGTAAGTATTATTAGTTGATGGATCATTGAAGAATATGCTGCTATAAATAGTATCGTACGTGTCCTCGTCTGGCTTGATAACAAACTTGTATCTTGTAGCCCAGTATGGTGGCTTCTGTGCAGTAGGGATAGTTACCTGAATAGAGTTTTTATTATCAGATGCAGAACATGGTACGTGAACCGTATTGTTTGGACTTACTAATGCAGTGGTTGATCTGTTAAAATCATCCATGTAAACAATGCCAATCTCATATCCTCTATTGCTATGTAAACTTCTAGGTGTATTTATCTTTTGATAAAATGCCTCAACAAAGCTGTATGAGTAATACTCCCATACGCTTGGACTAGGTGAAACTGTGTTATCAACATACCTCATGGTAAGCAATTGCAATCCAATCTGTGTACTATCAGGTGTTGTAATTATACCAATACCTTGACCAGGAACATTAATACCACTGTCAGTTTTAGTTAATACGCCTAGATTAGTTGAAAGCGCGCAATTGAACTGATCAGTAAAAGTAGTACCATCACATGCATCAACAACAGGCTCAATATTACTAGTGATTCCTAGATAACCGATAGCATCTTTAAACTCTAGACTAAAAGCCATCTCATATACTGAGCTGTAAGACTTAGGTAAAATAAATGAGAATGTAAGGGATATATTTTCATTGGTTTCAGGTGGAAATGATGGTACAAACCCAGTGAAAGAATAATGATCAAAAGTCATATCCACTGTAATAGAGGCACCTTCAACAAGTTCAAGACCATCAAGCTCCAAATATACCACAGAGTCAGGAATCGTCTCAAAAAATACAGGAGGAATAGCACCAAAATTATATAATCCAAAATCAAATGAATCATTAATCTCAATGTTATTTATCTCTTCAGATAGCAATGTAGTAGAGTACTCCAACTCGACTGGGTTACCATCATCATCTATCATGTCATACCCCTCAACGTAGTTTCCATACATCAGTCTATTGCCCATAATAGTTTGAGCCTTAGCTAGAAGTGGAACATTGTCGAATAGTCTAGACAACTCACTTTCTGAGAGAACTGTAAATATTTTACTATTTGTAAACGTAAACGTTTCATTAATATTATCAAGTAGTCCAAGAGCAGCCTTGTCAAGTTTCTCAATGACCTTAATTACATTGCTTGTGGTCTCCTTAAATAGCAAGTCAATACCCTTAACAAGCGGACCACCAGTATTGTAAGTTACAATTGCAGTGTTGTACTGATTCTGCATGCCATCATTTAGATAGCTGTTAATGCTAAAACTAAATGGCTTAGGTTGAAACGCAGGGTCAGACCACTGAGATGTAGCTGAATACTCGCCATCCTCATACTGATATCGATACGCAAAGCAAATGAACCTGCTCTCCAAGAAGTTCTCCTGATCACCAGTATTTATAAGTTCTACACTAGGTGACTCAACTGGCGGCTTCTTAATAACAAGAATAGACTCAGCACTAAACTGGTCTATGTTTCCCACAGGATCAGGATAGTTCTTATCTAAGTTAATTACCCTAGGTGGATTGTAATCGTCTGTAAAAAATAATAAGTTGTCAATAATGTTGACCCCTGTAATAAGATAGTCTGGGTTAAAGTTCAGCGTGGTATTAACTCCTCCTCCATCGTTGATGCTAATCAAGTGATATGTCAATATGTTGTTGTACACATTGAACGATACAATCATGTCAAGCTTACCTGTAGCACCTACCGGGAAGTTTGAGTCATGAATAAACCAATAGATAGTTTCGTTTGTATTGTCAGTTATAGTACCTATACATCTAGCCGATGCACTAAGTGCTGTTCCGTTAATGTACTTTAGCGTTGTTAACTTAGTGTTCCCTTTAGTGTTTTCAATAACACCAATCTCTGAGTTCTCAGTAGAACCCATGCGAACATTAAGAGCATCAATATACTCTCCATCAGGAATAAGTCGTTCATCAACGACTTTATTCATTCTACCAGCTATGAAGTTCCTTGTGATATTCGCCATATTATTTCAACCACTTGTCCATTCCACGTAGGTTCATCAATAGTCTACCTGGATGAATGTTGCTTAATCTGATTTTAGAGTTTCTCAAAAGAGCAGTCTTCTCTTTTCTTGCACGGTTCACAATATATTCCTGAACTCCAAGTTTAGCATTTAGAATCTCATACGTAATGTACGCATAAATAAACTTTTCAAACAATTTATTTACGCTAATACTTAAATCGTCACCATTCTCCATGCCATCTGATATGTACTCCAATATCACTGACTCGCCATACATGCCTGAGTTAAAGTTAATTACACCACTCTTGGCATCAATGTTAAATGTAGGATTGAAGTTAGCAGTCTCATTATTAAGACCATATCTAGCACCAATGCCATATTCAAAATACCAGTTGCCATCTAGGTTCCAACCCTCCTGACCATCATACGCACTCTGAGGGTTCAAGTAAATACTCTTCTTAACACCCTCTAATCTCTGCAAGTCAATCTCAGAAAACTCAGGAGACAATGCATTGCCCTGATTATCAAATAGTATCTTACCGGTGTTGTCCTGCAAGTACGCCTTAGCGGAAAGCACCTGAATGTTCTCAGTCAATGGTCTTAGGTATCCATCCTTGTATAGGTTTACCCTAACCCAGTTCACATAGTCTGACGGTAGAATGTACTTAAGCGTATCGTCCACAGTAAGCTCAAGAACTTTTATTTGCTTAAACGCATCATAGTTTAGTTCTTGTATTGCTCTCTTGGCATGAAACAAAATTTTATATCGCTCTTCATTATTTACTAATGAGTGATTGCCTGAATACATCAACAAGAAATTGTTGACAATGTCCTGTAGACTAACATACTGATATGATCCCCAGTTTGCATCTATAGGAGCAACCCCATTATTTTCGTAGTATTTCTCTTGAGTGATGTATGCCATGATTATTGTGATTGTTTTTGTTCCTCAGCACCACCGAACTGAACTGCCTGAATCTCACGAATAGACATTCCAGCGTACTGAAGAATCTTTGAAACTAATTTTATTTCATCCTCGATAGGCAACTCAAAGTCTTGGTATCCTAAACCAGGAGATTGGTTGAACACTGGCTCACCATTAGTTAGTGTAGTGAATGTCCACTTAGGGTCCTTAGGATATCTAAAGTAATTGGCATCCACCTCGTTAGGAAGATTAATCGTTGATGGGTATACCGTTAGTATGCTACCCTCCTGCGTATACGCTGGGAAGTTTTCAGTAGGAGCAGTCAAGTTAGAGTTCACTAGCATGGTAATCTTTCCATGAGTAACCTTCTCTGCCTCTGCTTTGAATACCCTAGTAGCACCTGAAGCATCGTAGCACAAAACCTTGTTGATCATAAAGTAATCAAACCCAGTGGTAGTTACCGATGGTAGGTAGTATCTATTCGAAGCAGCAGTTACCTGAGTAAGCGTTGATGTAACTGCAAATAGTTCTATTGCTTCCTCTAAAGCCTTCTTCTGATCAGCGTAATCTGTTCCAGCGACACGGGCATTCTCCTTATTAACTAAGTCATTATACCCAGAAAAGTACTCTTCATAGATTTCTAGCTGTGCCTGCTTGGCAAACAGGTTGAAGTCAGAAGGTGAGATGTATCCGTAGTTATTCTTGTTCAGAATTGCCAATACGGTATTTCTAACTGAGTTGATCATTCTAGTCTTTTTACAAATATAAACAAAAAAAAAGAGGGTGTTATTACACCCCCATTTTTGATTATCTATCTATGAAAAACTACGTTACAAATCTAAATTATTTTCTAACATTTTCAAAGCATCGATGCCATCATCTGTCTTTAGGAATTGAGCCACGGCAAAGTATGGGTCATCACCATAGGATACAGTAAGCATTTTTTTCTTCACTGATGGGGTATTAAACCACACCTCCTTGTTATTGTTTCTGAATGCCAATAACTTGTTCTCAAAGAACACGTGAATATTTGCTTGAAGTTTTAGCATTGGGTCACGTAGGATATTCAAGAATCCTTTTGGATCTCTCTTTGCATAGATTAAGATATCACGCTTAAGCTCAGATGTTGTGAACTTATTAGGGTCCTTACTGAACAATACTCTAGCAATTGTCTCAAGCTGATCAACACTAAGTTGACGTGCTTCAATCAATGCATCTACCTCAGATGTAAGTTGTTCTACTTCCTTAGCTGCATCTCTCTCATAATCAACCTGGATGAATGCCAAGCCATTTAGTGGATGGTAGTGAAGGAACTGCTGTAGTACTGGGTTGTTTCTTGGAACTGATAGGAAGCCATTCTCAAAGATGATTGGCTCTACAATTGCATTGCCATCCTGCTCGTCCTCAAAGGGAGACTTCTGATTGATGGCATACCTTAGTGGTCTGTTAACATTATTTTCTTCATCAAAGTAAAGTAGAGGATATCTCCTAGTGTTTCTTGATGGTAGAGTAAAAGATAAAGGAGCAGACTCTCCCTTAAGTTTGTAGACTTTGTCAGAACTTGTTACTGATTTTTTCATTTGATTAAATTTAAAGATTTAAAATAGAGGGAGCCACAGCGACCCCCTCAGTTAATTATTACTTACCCTTCTTAAGTTTAAGCTTGTTTACTAAATCTTGAGCAGCCATCTTGCCAATTCCTTGACTCAAGTTACCCTTTCTTACAACAGATCCATCAGGACCAGTGATAGTAAAGTTAAATGTTTTAGGGTCAGGCTTGCTCATGCTAGTGGTATCCACAGACATTTTTTGTCCTTTACCTACACCAACCTCCATCAATGGAGCTCTTTTAGTTGCATTATAAATAGGCCCCTTTACAGGCGTGCCTTTCTTTGGACCAGGTCCCATTACTTTCTTTGCCATTGTGTTATTTATTTTAAAGTTAAAAGGAGGAGCCAATTGGCCCCTCCATTATTTACAATTAGGCTCCGTATCTGAACAACACGAAGTTGTTTGCACCCAAGGTACATACACAACGCTCAGACAAGAAGTTAACCTCCATTGCATCTAGATCGCTAGTCTGTGCACCACCAGCAGAACCAGTGATCCAAGTCTTGTATCTACGATCTTCAGTCTCAGAAGCTCTGTAACGAACGTGCAAGAATGGTCTCTTAGCGTTCTTACCAAGAATCTGATCGTACACAGTGGTAGAACCAGCAGGTACCAATAGACCAGTTACAGTACCAGTTGCAGTAGAGCCAGTAGGCAAGCCACCACGCATGGTAGGATCGTTCAAGTACTTCCAGTCAGACTTGTAGAAGTCATAACCTCTACGGAAGCCAGTGAATCCAAGATTCAAGGCCATCTTCTCATCGTTGTCGAATAGACCATAAGAAGTACCTCCAGCACCGTAGCTGTTCTGAGCTGCCAACATATCATCGATGTCAAAGCTGAATGCTCTGTTAACGAAGATTACGTTCTCTTCAATAGATCCCTGCTTGTCAAGACGAGAGATGATGCTATCAAAGTCAGATAGAGTAGTTGGGTTACCACCACCCCATACGTTACCACGGTTGTTAACCACGTAGAAGATACCCTCAGAACCTTTGTTACCATACAATGGGTTCAAAGAAGCGTTAGCCACACCAGAACCAGTCTCAGCAGGAACTGCTTCAATCATTGCAGTCTCAAGGTAGTCTTCGAAACGTAGACGAGTCTCGTGCTCAGACTTCAAATACCAAAGGTATCCAGTTGCACCATTCTCGGTAGTTACTTCTACCCATCCAATCTGAGCCATGTCAGAACCAGATACAGCATACTTGTCTTTGATGATGATTGGAGAGTTGTCGAAGATTTCGTCTTCAGCTTCCAAAGAACCAATCATACCAACAGTTCCTTTCTTAAATTCAGAACCATAAATCCATACAGAAAGTACAGCAGTTCCAGAGAAAGTCTGTCCAGCACCTTCGTAGTAAGCAACATCGAAAGTATCAGCAGATGTGTTAACAGCAGTAACGATACCCTTGTTAGAAAGACCTGTAGCGTTATCAGAGATAAATACAGTCTGTCCAGCACGGATAGCAATTGCAGTTACGTTAGCATCAGCAACAGTGATAGTTGCAGAGTCTGCTCCAGCAGCAGCAGAAGAATCGCAGTTCACATACTTAGTATGCAAACGACCTTGCTCAGCCCACTTGATCATGTCAGAGTTGGATGGCATTTCAGCTCCAACCATTCTTAGGAAGGAAGCCACGGTACGGTTACCATAACGCTCGAATTCTTTCTCGTAGGTATCAGGAAGATACTGGTTCAAGAAGTCAAAGTTGGTAATGTAGTTAGTTGATAAAGGGACCTGCTCAGCACTTGGCTGCAACTGGAACCCAGGGGTGTTTAATACTGGCATTGTTTTGTTTTTTTAGTTGTTAGATTTTTTTAATACTGCGGATTTTTAGACCCCTTCCAGAGTCTGGAGCAACCGCCTTCACCTGCATTCCACCTTTATTAACAACCTCAGGAGCTCTACGCTCAGACATATTTATATTTTTGGTCTTACGTAAAACATCATCGGTAGCATCCGCCTGCCCTTGCTCATAAAAGAACTTGGCAAACTTCTCAGGATTCATTGCGATAGACAAAGACTTGTGGTATCCAGCCGCATCCTTAATTAGTCCACTCTCATCCAAGAACTTATTAACAAAGTTTAATGGACTTGACTGAGCACTCTTTAATTCTGAAGCAGATGCCGGAGTAAATAGAATCTTCTTATCGTTAATGTCGAACTCAAATCCTTTGAAGTCTTTACTAAAGACCTCATCTGTCTTTTGGTCGAACCACTTACGCTTCCGATTACTTTCCTCCTCTATACTCTTTGACTGTTTTGTATACTGACGATAAGCATCAAACTCCTCCTTCTCTTCCTGAGATAAGCCCATACCACTTGACTCAAGCGGAAACTTATATTTCTCTTTCTGAGAGTTGAAGTAGTTCTTCGCCTCGGCAATAGCTTTCTTTCTTGCAATCTTTGTACGCTTAATCTTTGATTCCTCATCTAGGTCCTCATCGTAGGTATACTCCTCCATTAAGACATCGATATCCTCAGAATCAAGATTCTGTTGCGTATCTGCAAGGTACTCTCTAAGAAGGTTATCAGGGTCCATAGCATCGTAATCTTTCCTAAGCTTTAGGAAGTCATCGAAGCCACGACCAGTCTCCTTCTTATAATTTAAATAAGCTGAAACATCCTCAGGTAATTCTTCATTTACCTGTCTCTGATCCATCAACTCATCGAATGAATTGATTTGCTTATTGTATCTCTTTCCAATATATGAAAGAACTTTTTCTTCAGATAATTCCTCCTCTTGTGGAAGAGTATCTTGAACTCCATTGTCAATACTAGAAGTATCCAAACCAATTGATACCTCACCGTTGATTTCCTTTTCATGCTTTTCGAGAAGTTCTTGTTCAACTTCCTGAATACTTTTTGGCTCAACTGCATCTAGTGATCTTACTTTGATTTCCATTTAATTAGATTTTATGTTACAAATATATATTTTTTTTTAACGTGGCTCAAACTCTGCCATATCGAACCCATCAAGCGTATCCTCATTGGATTCAAAGTTTAACGGAGGTAAGTTATTCTTCCTCTGATTAATCAACTTAGACTGCTCAGTGTTCTGCTGACTAATTCGCTTAGCCTTAGATTCTTCCTTCATCATATCTCTATCTGCAAGCAATGATTCTTTAGCACCAGCAATCTGCATCTGATAGTTAAACTCTTCAGCCATCAACATTCTCTTAAGCTCAGCCTCTGCCTTCAACTTCTCAATGTCAAACGCCACCTCAGCCTGCTTCAATTGCATCTTGGCTTGAGCCTCTAACTGTATGTTCTGCATAGCAGTCTGCGCTGCAAATTCTTGAGATTGTAACTGCTGCTGAGCCATCATCTCCTGCTTCTGCATAGCCATCTTCTCCTCACGCTCCTGCTTCTTCACTCTCTTGAGTTTCAACAACTGGTTAGCAAGTTTAAGATTCTTAATCTCTCTGATGTCAATAGCATCCTCAAGATTAATATCACCCTTCGCTAGAGCAACCTGAATGTTCTGCTCAAGTTGTGCCTTCTGCTCCTCGTCTGGAGAAATCTCAATGAAGATACCAAAGTCGTAGATATAGAGGTCCTTGATGTCATTCAATATGGACACGTTGTACTTTCCAATCTTATTAGCAAAGTCATCCTTAAAGTCAGAATACTGAAGAATGTCAGCAACACGATATGTAAGTGCCTCAGAAATTGTGCGATAAATAAATAGACCACTCTCAAGGATGTGTCTAGTTGCTGTGTTTGAATTAAGTGCTGCAAGTTTCTGTACACCAACCAATGCATTAGGATCTGGAGTAGACCCATCTCTAGCCTCATTAAGACCAGTCACAGAACGGATCATGTCTAGATAGTGATTGTAGTTAGCAATCAACATCTGAGTCTTAGCCGCACCTGAGTTAGATGTAAGCTGCTGAATAGGAACTCGTGCGTTATTAAACTCACCATCCTGAGTGTAACTACGCCCAATAACACTACCAGTCTGGAAGTATAGTCTCAACGCATCCTCAGGGTTGTATGCTGCACCTGTACCCAAGTCAACCTCATTCAATCCATCCGCATCAATGAACACACCATCAGGCACCGTACGTGCAATAACCTGCTGTAACTTTAAGTGAGTCAACTGAATCAAGTCAGCGAAAGGTATCATCCTTCTCACCAACGACTCAATAGCACCCTTGTACATGCGTGGTGCACATGCCACATAGTTTGGTATAGCATGCTGAGATGCAGACTTTGGTCTTACCATGTTCTCAGATAGTTCCCACTTCAACAAGAAGTTGGTACCCATCACCATGACACCATCATACCACACGTCAATGGTCTTCTCAATTTTCTCGAATCGACCTTCCTCCATCATCTCTACAGGAGGATTAAACTTGTCATCCTTCTCTATAACACGAGTACCACCACCTTCAAGAATCTTCTTCTTGTAGACCATCTTCTTGGTGGTCTTATAGTTGAAGTAAAGCAATGTGCAGGTATCACGATAGAACATGCTGTTCTCATAGAATCGAGCAACATTATAATAGTCATACCAACTCTGAGAGTATTTGGAAATCTCTTCCAACTGATCACGTGTAAGAGTCGGGTCAATCTTAAGCAACTCAGTCATAGGAAGAGTCTTAATCTCTCCCCAATAGAAGCAGTCCTTAAAGAATGGGTCCTCAGTGTAACTGTACACAACATTGGCAGGGTCAACATAGGACACCTCAACGCCAGAACCTAGCAAGAACTCATGCTTAGCAATACCAATCCCTAGTACCGTTAAGTCGTAGTCAATACGCTTGCGTGTATCTTGGTAGTGATTCTCATCAAGGATGGTATTAATGGCCTCCTCTTCGGCAATCTCAATCGCAGGCTTATACTTAAGCTGCATGTATAGTGATAGCTCCTCATCAGTCTGAGGCAACTCCTCCGGGTTAGTAACAAATGGATTAACGCCAGTCTCACCCTGTATCTTTAAAAGCAAATCCTTAGAAAGCATCTGGCTCTCAATCATGTCCTGATACTTACTTCTCTTAGCCTGAGACATCGCATCCTGTGCGTATGCCTTAACCTTAAAGAGTCTATCTCCCATGCCATTAACAACAATGTCAACGAACTTAGGGAGAATAGGAACTGGAGTCCAGTCAAGGTTTAAGTAAGACAAGTCACCATCAATGGCTAACTCATTCTTATATTTCTGAATGGACTGCTCACCACGAGCGTATAAACGCAAGCGATTAAACTCAGCCCACTGATTGTAATATCTGCATTGACTTCCATCTTTTCGGAACCATTCGTATTGTATGGCGGACCCGACTTGCAGTCCAAATTCAGGAGATGCCTTTTCAGCATCAGATACAAACTGACTAGGAAAAGCAGTTGAGGATATATTAATTACGACATCTTTCATTCTATACGTGTTTCCAAGTAAGTCCTTTTACTATACTGTGTACAGTAAACTTAGCTACTCCAAATAATTTGGATATTTTATTTTTACCCATACCTTCTGAACTTAATCTTCTTATCTCTAATACATCAGATGACTTAAGCTTAGAGAACTGATGATCCTCTCCTTTTTTTGCAGAGGCACTCATTTTATTCTTTGTTTCTTCAGAAGCATTTAGCCCATATCTGTGGTTGTTTTTTCCAGACATTTTTTCAGACATCTTTTCTTTTGTCTGTTTAGCAACTACTTTCCCTGTATGAAACTCAGATATTCTTTTTCTATGCCACTCTGAAATAGTCTTGCCTTTATTTGGCTCACCCATTTTTTTTCTGGCTTCCTCACTATGTACTATTCCAAGTACTCCATCTCCACCCTTAGTAATATTGCAAAGAGTTCCGCCATCAACTTTTCTTTTGTACAAATCAATAAACTCTTTTTCTTTCTCTTTTGCAAATTCGTAATCAATCTCATCAAGAATAATTTGAACATCGTATTCGGTCTTCTGAACTATAGACAACCAATGATTATTCCTATTAGACTTTGAATAAGCTCGATTCAAGTTTTTACCTATGCCAACGTAAAATGGTACGTTTAAATCTTTTCGTATGTGTCTGTAGAGACAGGCCATTTATCTAATAATTTTACTTTGACTTCCAGTGTTAGCGTACTTTGCGAAATTAACACTAATTTTCGACTCTTTTTTATCTGGTAAATATACATGTTTTTGATTTGCCATTATAGCTAATCCAGAACTGATTGATGCATCGTGCTTTGTTCGGTCATTAATATCAAACTTAGCCCAGTCCTCAAGCGTTCTAATAAATGGCATAGTGCCTATCTCATCCGCTGGTCGGTAGGTAGATGTCATATCAAACCCAATGAACTTCTCAATGTACGACTCAATAGCAGAGGCGTGTGCCTGCTTCACTTCTTCACTTGAGTTAGGTATACCACCCAACTCACGCTCTGTCTTGCTCAACTTGTTCAGCACCCTGTCAGGTCTGTTCAATGAGAACGCTCTGTAGCCCCTGTTCTTAAAGTGGTACAGTATACGTGCCTTGTTATTCTCCGCAAGCATTGGCATCCCATAGAACACACATGCCATCAACACATCCTCGAAGAATATCTCAGCAGTCTGTGGTCTAGCAATGTACTCTAAGAAGAACTGGTTCGCAGGAGCATCGTCCATGTGGTATTTAGTCATACCATGCAACGAACCATTAGATCCTCTCCCACCTACTACGGCAGAGATGTCGTATGGGTCACAGCCAAATGAACCAAGGTGCTCGTTGCCAGGATACTTCATTCCGTTCCTAGTTATCACATTGTTCTGCATGTTGATAGGAGGGACCCAACTAATTAAGAACCTGCCACGCTGGTCAGGTGTCCATATAACCTTGCCATCCTTCTCACCATCCTTCCAATGAAAGGACCCACGTGTTACCATCTGCCCCTCAATCATTGAGTCATTGTAGTCTATCTGCTGATAGATTTTAGTCAAGTTAAAGATAGATGACTTGCTCTCATCCCTGAACGCATGGCTCTCCGTGCGAGGGAACTGGCGATAGAACTCGTTGAGTGCATCGGCATCATTCTTTAATGAGTCCACCTCAGCCTCCCAATAGTCTATGGCACCATTACGTATCATCTGGTTGTCAACACCAAGGATAGGAGCAGAAGGCTTTCTAAGTACAGGCATGCCATACCTATCAATGAATCCCTCCATGTTCCACTCCATCGGTATAAACAATGAGTATAGACCGCTCTTAGTTTGTCCATTCGCATTTCTAGTTAATACATTTGAGTCATCATATAGTTTCTTATAGTTGTCCCCACCCTTGCTCAACGCATTTGATGTAGACCCCATCATGCACTTGCCAATAATCTTACTACCCACCCTAAGACAGGTCTTAGTTACTCGCCAGTTGTTGAGAATATTATTTGGCTTAGTCCACTTAGCACTCTCATCATGTGCCAAGAATAGTAACTTCTCACCATCGTAAGAGTTCTCCTCAGTGTTCTTCCAGTCAATGGTGGTGTCAAGACCAATCACCTCAGTGTCAGAGGCATTTGCCATGTTCTTCTTAGTAATCTTAGATGCAGGTACCCGGTACGCAAGCTCAGTCTTTGGCTTGTCCATACCATCCATGATAGGTCTGAAGAAGAATGGTAGCCTGCTATTTATTGGGACCACCTTGTCAGTGAACATCTTCTTAGCATCAGCACCTGTCTTAGATAGGATACCAACACGAGAGTCACGAGCAAGAGTGGCTATGTTCACGCACTCAGATGATGACATGAATGAGAACCCTGAGCGTCTAATCTTTAGGTATATCATACCAAATGACCTAGTGTCTGCTCTGCATGCCTCCCAGAAGATAAAGAATATGCGGTTAGCCTCACGGTAGTCAGCGTATCCCACGTCAATGCTAGACCACTGTAAGTACATGTAGTGAGACCCTGTGATGTATGTTGGCTCACCATTGTTCATGAACCACATTCCATCCTCACGCCTATCAAACTCTGTCTCAATGTAGTCCACCCACCTGTCCTTAAACTCAGCAGGCATCTCATTCCAGTGAAAGATTGACTGTATCTTTGATAACTCTTTTGGCAAATCTTGCCTCTCCCAGTACTGATCCCTGATGTTCTTGCTCCTTGAGTAGCAATCTTTAGGTGCCTTAGGCAGGGCAATATTCAGCCCTGAGATATTTATGATATCACCTATCTCTCCAGTCCTAGATATGACCACCATGTCGTACTGCTCATTGTAGCCGTACATCCATGTCCTCCCACTATTCTTTTTATTTAAAGAGTTCTGTGGGACGTGATCCTTAACGATTCGATATAGACCTTCGCTCTGCAAATCCTTGTTTGGTTTCTGTTCTGTTCACTCCCTTGTCTAGCATCTCAAGAGCCTCACGCTCAGCCTCTATTCTGTTGAGAATCTCAAACGCATCAAAGATGGCTAACTTCTTTGTCGCTGCGGCATTCTTTAATCTGTCAGCAGACAACTCATCGTCATCCTCATGCTTAATGATGGCCTCCTTGGCGACCTTAATTAGTTGCTCTACAGCCTGGTGACCTGCCTCAATTATCTTTAACTTAATTTCTTTAGGGTCTCTCATAGCTTGATAGTTATCTGATGGTCAAACATCCTATACAACTTCTCCCCATCCACATCAAACTCATACTCACTGTCTGGCTTGAAGCATACTTTGTCACCTGCACGAATACCTTGAGATAGGAGATAGGCATTAGGGTATACCATCTCACCCATGAGGGGCTCGTGAGTGAATGGCTTCTTAATGTACGACTCAATTGCTGGGATAGGCTTAACAAAGCAGTAGCGGTCATAGGTATACCAAATATCGCCTCTGCGATATAGGAAGAATTGGTCAGGCTCTATGAAGAACTTATCGTCTCTAAAAAATGACCGACCACTCTTACGTCTACCTCTAATGTCATTGTAGAACTTAAATGCATTGTGGTGTACCAATAGTGTATCACCCTGCTGCACAGGACCATCGTATCCATAGGGTACCTCAATCACCTCAGCATATCTGTTGGAGAACTTGTGGTCTTCCTCTGATGTGTTGACAATGAACTCAATGCCACCAATATCCTTGGTGTTATTGTATCGCTCACCATTTATTGGCTTCACGATAAAATCAAATGGGGACTGCATTAGTAGTTTATATTGTATTCAATTGCAACAGGCATAGTGTAGTTGAACTCCTTCCAGAGAACTACCTCCTGCTTCTCGTTGATAATATAAATTCTAATTGCTCCTGTGTCTATGGTGAACTTAATGAGATGAATCTCATGGCTATCACCAAGCACCTTCTGCCCTACGATGTAGTGCATGGAGCTACCCTTATAGTCTGGTCCTACTGATATTTTTCTTATGTCCATTAGATTAAATTTTATTAAAGATACTACCAGACTACTCCGGCAGTATCAGTTCCTGTGATTCTGTATATCCTTCCTACTGCTAATCCTCCTGCTTTTGCTGCTGTGTTATTAGCAAATACAGGTACACTTGGTAGAGGCATAGCTAGGATGCTACCCACAGTAAAGTTCTTAGTCTTGTTGCTGTCCTCAGCATCAGTACCAATTAACTTATCATTGTAGGATACTGAATTGTCAGTTGCGTATGAGTTAATAGTTGCCATGTTATTCAGCAGTTATAGGTTGAGGATCTGGAGTTGGCTCAGGAGCAGGAGGTACTGGTGGTACATAGTCACCTGTGATTGTAAGGTTCAGCTGTGCTGCTACCCAGTCCCATGCATAGGAGTCCACTTCCCACTGAGCGTACGCTTCACCTGTCATGTTTAAGTTTCCTTGTGCTACTTGCTGTCCAACTGCTAGGTCTACAGTCTCAGAAAAAAGCTGATAGTAGAATGTAGCACTTGTTCCTAGTGTAACATTAATTGCATAGGCATTTAAGATAGTTGCCTCTAGTACTTGTCCATTGTCCCAAATGGATACTGGTTCGATTGTTTTCATCTTTTTGTTGTTTATAATTATTTAATCATTTGCGATGTCACCGTATTCTTGCTCATTAGTTATTACTTTTTAATTCGTCTAACTCTGCTTTCAACTCTTGAATAGCTGCTGTTAACAAAGGTATTAACTTTGATTGGTCTAAGCTTTGATAATCTGGTTCTCCATTTTCTTTAACCGCATCTTTATTTCTATTAACAGCCTCTGGAACAACTTCTTGAACTTCGTGTGCCAAAAATCCATCAATAGTATTTTTCATGTCTGCTAATAAATTAAATCTAACTGGTTTCAAATTACTAATTCTTTCCAAAGCACTAGCCAAAGGTTTAATGTTTGTCTTTAATCTGTAATCTGAAAAATTAGAATACAAAATACTAACTCCAGATAATTCAATTGCTCCCCTTGTTGCATAATTATAAGAACCATCTGGAGCTTGGAATTCAATTATATATCCATTTCCAGGATTTGCTGTACCTAAAAGAAGTAACCCAGTTGAAGTATTAAATTGACCAGTTGCACCTTGAAATCCTCTATAACCGTTAACATTACCGTTTCCAGAACTAACTGTGCCTAAAAAAGTTCCTCCTCCATTTACTTGCAACCTTACCCCATTATCCGTTGTCGTTCCAATCAGTACATTTCCGCCTGAGGTAATGCGCATTCGTTCGGTGTCGTTGGTTTCAAATCTAAAATCTATTGCAGATGAAGTTCCAATTCTTAATAAATCGGCATTATCATATTTAAAAGATGCCGACCTTGTTGTTCCGCTTGAATTTTTACCAATTATTACAAATTGGCCCTCCCCATTTGTTGCCGTTGATTCTGATGTAACAACTGAGCCCCCACTTGATACGATTGATTTTATGGCTCCATTTACTTGCAGTCTCTGCCCTCCGTCCGTTGTCGTTCCAATCAGCACGTTGCCGCCTGAGGTGATGGTCATTCTAGTTGCACTATTTACCTCATTATAAAATAATAATGAACCACTAACAGATGCCAAAGACCAGTGATTTGTTCCGCTTTCAGATAATAAAACTCCAGAGTTGTTGCCACCTCCATCTATTCTTACTCTTGTTGCACCGCTAGAATAAACTTGTAATCTTTCCACTGGCGAACTTGTCCCAATCCCAACGTTGCCGCCATTTGTTATAGTAACTAACTCAGAAGTTCCACGATAAAATCTATAACCACCACCGTTAATGCTTCCTGTTTGAAACCAAATATCGTAGTTACCATTTCTTATTGCACTAAGACCAATGCCAAAATTGTTAATAGTACTAACCCCATTTAAAGCATATACAGTTCCATTTGTTAAAGTATTATCATTTGTAGGGTCAGTTATTGTATTATTTGCAATTACTTGATTTAAAACAAATAATCTACCACTAACGTTCAACCTCGCTCCGTTATCCGTCGTCGTGCCGACAAGTAGGTTGCCTCCGCTGGTTAGGGTCATTGCTTGGGTGAATGTAATAGCATTGCCAGCCGTACCGCTTGGGGCATTAAACCATTGGTGCTGACCTGATTGCTGATTGTAAAGAGTTGCAAAATTACTAATCTTATAAGAAGCAGTACCGCCACTCCAAGAAATGTTTGACCCGTTTAAATTTTGATTTG